TGCTCCAAATACAGCTCGATCGGATGGAGCGAGCAGAGAAAGAAGCCGAGGACGCCGCATGCAAGTGACCTGCCCCGTGTGTTTCGCCCGCTTCGCCCTAGAGGCCGCGCTCAACGACGCCGACGCGCGCCGGGCCTGCCAGGCGGTGGCCGCGCTGCCGCCTCAGCTGGGCGAACTGGCGCTCCAGTACGCGGGCCTCTTCCGCCACGAGGGCCGGGCGCTGTCCTGGCGACGCGTTGCAATGATCGTGGAGGAACTTTCGAAGGCGATTCAAAGCGGCGTTATCCGCCGGGCCCGCCAGCAGGTGCCGGCGCCGGGCGCCGTGTGGCGCCAGGCCCTGGAGCAGATGGTCACGCGCCGGGATCTCCTCGACCTGCCGCTCACCGGACACGGCTACCTGTATCAGACCGTTTTCTCGCTCGCGACGAAGCGCGCCGAGAGCGCGCCGACGCAGCCGCGCCCCGAGACCGAGTCCGAGGAAGCGCGGGGCCACGAGGCAGCCGATGCGCGGCTCGAGGCGTTGTACCGCCGGAGCGTGGAAAAGGCGAACGCTCGACTCTCGCGCCAAGGCGAAGGGGGAAACCGTGACTGAGGCCGATCTGGAGCTGCCGGGGATCCTCGGCGAACTCACGGATTCGCACGGCGTCTCGCCGGCGTTGGCGCTGGCGCGTTGGCTCGGTGGTCGGCGCCTCTACGTCCCGGAGCGCTACGTGGCGGGACACGAGATCGAGCGTCGCCTTGGGCGTCACGCCTTCCGCTGGCTGATCCAGAAATACCCGCGCGAGACCGTCGAGGTTCCGCGCGTCAGAAAGCTCGTCCAGGCGATGCGCGACCGCGCGATCGCGGAGGAGCACGAAGCGGGCCGGAGCATCTCCGAGCTCGCCGCAAAGCACGAGCTGACCATGCGCGGCGTAACGCTCGCCATCCAGCGCGCGCGGGAGAGAGGGTACGATCCTCAGTTCGATCTCTTTGCTTCATCGAGCTGAGGGAGGGACGGCCGCAAGGCCGATGTGTGAACGCCGGCAATCCGGCATTGGGGGTATGAAACCGTGAATACGATCTTCAAGAGAGCACTGATCACCGTCGTGGCGTCGATCGCCGTCGGCGCCCTGGTCTCCGCCTGCAATGGTGGGACGAGCCACGCCGATGACGACTCGGGCTATGTGACCGTCGCCCAGGCCAAGCAGATCGCCGCTCAGGCGGCGGCTTCGGCGGTGTCCGCGGCCGTGGCGCCGCTGAACGCCCGGCTGAAACGCCTGGAGGCGTTGCGGCTCGCGGTGTCTCATGGCGGATCGACCGTCATAACGCGTGGCGTCACGCATGCGGCCGCGAGCTCGACGACGAGCTCCTGGACCCGCGCGAACCTGCAGGTTCAGCAGGGCATGCTGTGGATCATCTCCGGCACCGGGTGCTACGCCCGCATCAGCGAGGCCGTGAGCGGAGACTACGGCTACGTCCAACCTCTGTCGGGCGGCATCACGATCGGGTTTACCGGATCGGGGTGCACCGGGACCGGCTACGTCATGGGGATGAGCGTCGGCGCGGCAGCGTCGGGCATCGTCTTCACGCTGAATCCGCAGAACTCGCAGGGCATGTCGGGCAGCGACTGGAACAATGCCGCCTATTACTGGTACATCGCCTCGGGAAGCGTCTACACGAGCTTCCAGGAGATGTCGTACTGGCAGCCGGGCGGCGGCTGCATTGGCGCCGGCGGGACCGCGGTCTCCAACACCGGCATGCAGATGCTCCAGAACGACGCGACGGTGACGAATGTCCCGTCCGCTCCCGTCCTCGGTCCGCTGCTGCCGAGCAATGTGTGACCGAAGCCACTTAGCTGGAGCAAGGAGAGGGCCGCATCTTGCGGCCCTCTTTTTTGGCGTTATGATTGGCCCTGCGGCATGACAGCAACCGATTAGAAGCCGCTTCCCACTTACGCCCTCGTGATGCGGCCCGTAGCCTTTCCGCATGGCACAGGCAAGCAACTCCGTAAGCCCCGCCGACATCGCGCAGTGCTCCCGTGCGTACGGTCTTCCCGCGTCCCTGATTGCGGCGATCGTCGCCACCGAGTCGAGCGGCGTGCGCGGCGCCGTGCGCGCCGAGCCGGGATATCGCTACATGTGGGACGTGGCGAAGAAGGCCCCGTTCCGCAAGCTCACCGACGAGGAGCTCCACGCGGCTGCGCCGCCGGACGGATTCCCGGCGATCGAGGACGAGTCCGTTGCGACGGAGTGGTGGGGCCAGCGTATGAGCTGGGGCCCGATGCAGGTCATGGGCGCCGTGGCGCGCGAGCTCGGGTTCCGGCGTCCCTTCGGCGCGCTCTGCGATGCGTACATCGGTCTGCAGTGGGGCTGCCAGCACCTGCTGAGCCTCAAGACGCGCTTCCTGTCCGGATACGGCTGGGAGGGCGTGGTCGCCGCGTACAACGCCGGTAGCCCGCGCCGCGGCGATGACGGCAAGTGGGTGAACCAGGACTACGTCGACACCGTGCGCAAGCACGGCGGCTTCAAGGCGCTCCAGGGGGACCGATGATCGAGCTCGCAATCGCGGCCCTGGTGCTCGTGTTCGTCACGCTCTGCAGCTATGTCGAGCTTGCCCGCGACGGCAGCGTCGACGTCACCCAGGAGCCGATCTCCTATTTCCTGACCGGCCCGCACCACCTGGCGGAAGACGCGGGATTCTGCGCGCTGGCGCTTGCGCTGCTACTCATGGGCTGCCAGCTCGGGATTGTGGCCTTCGCCCTCGCGGCGCTGATCGCCGCCGCCGTGATCATGGCGATGGTGAGCGACACCTGGGCGTTCCTGTTCGGGCGCGAGCACCGCGTCGTGCATCTCACCTCGGCCGGCGTCGCTTTCTCCGGCGTCGCAGTCCTCGAGTTCCTCGTCGCGGTCCAGGCCGGGAGCGCGCTGCTCCTCGGACTCGCGGTCGCCTATCCCGCATCGGTCGCGTTCGTGTGGTGGAAGTGGCGCGAGGAAACCGCCTGGCAGGAGAAGATCGCGACCGCCTGTGTGTGCACGTTCGTCGTCACGTGGGCGATTCGCGCCTACATGCTGTACTGGAGGTCCTACCTGTGAGCATCCTCTCGGACCTGAACCCCATCGGGATCATCGGCGACATCGGCTCCAAGCTGATCGATCATTTCTTCCCCGACCCCGAGAAGGCAAAACAGGCGAAGCTCGAGCTGCTGAAGATGCAGCAGACCGGCGAGTTCAAGCAGATCGATGCCTACACCACCCTCGTGCAGGCGCAGACCGCGATCAATGCCAAGGAAGCGGCCAGCGGGAATCTGTTCGTCGCTGGATGGCGTCCTTTCGTCGGCTGGGTCTGCGGCGTCGCTCTTGCCTGGAACTTCGTCGCGCTGCCGATGCTGAACTGGGCGATCGTCGAGTTCGGACTCACCTTCCACGCGCCGCCCAGCATCGACATGTCCCAGCTGTGGGTGGTTCTGACGGGGATGCTCGGCATCGGCAGCATGCGCACCTTCGAGAAGTTCAAGGGCGTCAACGCGCGGCATGGCTGACGAGGCGTACTTCGAGAGCGCAGCGCGCATCGAGGAAAGCGACCGGGAGCGTGCGCTTTCCCTGCGTGCGGCGCGACGCGCGGAAGAGGCGCGGATCGCCCAGCGGCTGCGCGACTCCGGCGTCCTGGTCCGTCACTGCATCGACTGCGGGGACGCGATTCCGCCGGAGCGGATCCGCTTCGTGCCCCATGCCGAGCGATGCGCGGACTGCGAGAGCGACCACGAGCGGAGGCGTCGATGACCGCGGCAACCGGAGGCTGGGACTGGCACTACATCGCCGCGATGGTCGGGACTCTGGCGGCGCTGCTGGCGGTCTACTCGGCCATCCTCCTGTGGGCGGTCAAGGCGCTGCTGAAGCGCCAGAGCGACGAGACAGCCGCCAAGCTCCTGGAGCTCATGGAGCGCGACACCTCCCAGGACGACGAGATCGACGCGGTGCGACGCGAGCTGAACGACCACAAGGTCGACGTGGCGAAGAACTACATCCGGCGTGAGGACGCACTCGTGTACTTCGCTCGCTTTGAGCAGAAGGTCGATGCAATCTGGACATTCCTACACGAGAGGTTCAATGGCCGTGGATCGTGATCACATCGAGAAGACTCGCAGGGAGGTACTGCGCTGGAGGATTCTCCAGACGCTGAATATTGGGCGACCCTTCGCGGTATCGGAAGACACGCTGATGCAGGCCGTCAGCGGCCCCGATATGCCGCTGACGCAGCACGATCTGCGGCGAGAGATCGAGTACCTTGAACTGCGCGAGCTTGTGAACGTGCAGGGACGCGGGAAGCAGCCGCAGTGGGACTGCAAGCTCACCCGCACCGGCGTCGACATCGCCGAGTACGAGGTCGAGTGCGAACCCGGAATCGCCCGGCCTCCGATGTACTGGTAGCCCGCAATGGCACAGCGCAGCGCCGTCGCTCAGTTGCCCGACGAGGTCCGCGAGGAGCTCGAGCGGCGGCTGCTGCGCAGTTCCTTCTCCGGGTACGAGGATCTCGCCTCCTGGCTCCAGGAGGCCGGCTTCGAGATCTCGAAGAGCTCCGTGCACCGCTACGGGCAGCAGTTCGAGCAGCGCATGGCGGCGCTCAAGGTCGCGACCGACCAGGCAAAGACGCTCGCCGCGGAGGCCGACGACGACGAGGGCGCCATGAACGAGGCGCTCCTGCGCCTGGTGCAGACGAAGACGTTCGAGATCCTGATCGAGCTCGAGGACGAAAAGGTCGAGGCCAACCTGCCGAAGATCGGCCGCATGGTCGCCGAGCTCGCCCGCGCGAGCGTCACGCAGAAGAAGTGGGCCGAACAGGTACGCGCGAAGCTCCAGCAGAAGGTGGACGCCTACGCCAGCCGCAACGGCCTGTCGGGCACGCAGGCCGAGGATCTGCGCCGGGAGCTGCTGGGCGTCGTCGCATGAGCACGCTCGCCGAGGGGATGCTGCTCCGCGGCCAGCGGGAGTGGATCGCCGATCCCTCCCCGCTCAAGGTCGACGAGAAGGGCCGGCGCACGGGCATCACCTGGGCGGAGGCCGCGGACGACGTCCTCATTGCCTCCACCAACCGGTCCGAGGGCGGCCAGAACGTCTACTACTTCCCCCAGGCGAAGGAAGACGCCATTGAATATGTGGAGACCTGCGCCAAGTGGGCGAAGGTCTTCAACAAGGCCACGAGCGAGCTGGAGCTCGGCAGCTGGGAAGACGAGCTCGGCGTGGTGCTCCCGAAGGACGATCCCGACAAGGGCATCCAGACCTACCGGATCCGCTTCCCCTCCGGGAACCGCATCGTCGCGCTCTCCTCGGCGCCGAGCCGGGCCCGCGGCAAGCAGGGCGTGTTCGTCCTGGACGAAGCGGCCTTCCACCCGGACTTAAAGGGCGTTCTAAAGGCGGTTCTGGCGACGATTCTCCGCGGCGGAAAGGTCCGCGTGATCTCGACCCACAACGGCGAGGACAATGAGTTCAACGAGCTCGTCACCGAGATCCGCTCCGGGCGCCGCAAGGGCACCGTGCACCGCTACCCGTTCAAGAAGGCCGTCGCCGACGGCATGTACAAGCGGATCTGCGAGCTCGCCGGCGAGACCTGGTCCCAGGAGAAAGAGGACCGGTGGGTCGCCGACGCCTACGCCTTCTACGGCGACGACGCCACCGAGGAGCTCGACGCGATCCCGAAGTCCGGATCCGGGAGCTTCCTCTCGGGCGTGCTGATCGAGTCCTGCATGCAGCCGGGGCCCGTGCTGCGCTACGAGTGCAAGGACGCGTTCGCGGCGCTTTCGAAGGCCGAGCGCCACAGCGAATGCCAGGCGTGGATCGATGACCACCTGGCGCCGCTCCTCGCCGAGCTCGACCCGAACCTCGAGCACGGCTACGGCATGGACTTCGGCCGTTCGGGCGACCTCTCGGGCATCGCGCCGTGGGAGCGCCAGCAGGACCTGACGGTGCGCTTCCCATTCCTGGTCGAGATGCGCAATGTCCCCTTCGACCAGCAGGAGCAGGTGCTCTTTTATGTGATCGATCACCTTCCGAAGTTCCAGTGCGGGGCGAACGACGCGCGCGGCAACGGCCAGATGATCGCCGAGCACGCCTGGCAGCGCTACGGCATGAGCCGGATCGTGCCGGTGATGCTCACCACGGAGTGGTATCGCGAGAACGGGCCGGCGTTCAAGGCCGCCTTCGAGGACGGCACCGTGATCATCCCGAAGGATGCGGACGTGCGATCGGATCTGCGCGCCATCCGCATGGACAAGGGCGTTGCCAAGGTCCCGGACAATGCGCGGATGAACGGCACCGATGGCAAGCCGCGCCACGCGGACTCCGCAATCGCGCTCTGGCTGGGCCACTTCGCGAGCCGCCAGGACGTGGTGCCGATCGAGTTCCAGACGCTCGGGCCGCGCCAGTCAATGGGCGTCGAGAACCTTCCCGGACGCCGGGTCGTCGATGACGCCGGCTTTGGCGTGGTGGGCGGATTGAACGACTTCGGAGGCTTCTGATGGCTGACCAACACGTAAAGCGCCCGAGCGGCGTGCTGGTGCCGGCGGACTTCGCCGACCCGGCGATCGGCGAGCTGAAGCCGACCCGGACCGTGCGCCCGGACCCGAACCAGATCGCGACCACCCTGGATGGCCGCGACATCACGCGGGGCTATGTCACGCCGCAGATCCTCATGCTGCCGCAGGACCAGGTGCTGCGCCAGCGAGGCGGCGGCGACCTTCGGCTCTACGAGGACCTGCTACGCGACAGCCAGGTCGCCGCGACCTTCCAGCAGCGCCGCGGGGCGGTGGTCTCGAAGGAGTGGTTCGTCGAGCCCGGAGGCACCCGGGCGATCGACAAGAAGGCCGCCGAGTCGCTGAAGGCGCAGCTCGCCGACCTGAACTGGGATGCGGTCACCGACAAGATGCTCTACGGTCGCTTCTACGGCTACTCGGTCGCGGAGCTCCTGTACGGCCGCGACGGGCGCGAGGTCGTGATCGATCGCATCAAGGTGCGCAAGGCGCGCCGCTTCCGCTTCGACGGCGCGCAGCGGCTCCGGCTGCTGACCTTCGGCGATCTCATGGGCGAGCTGCTCCCCGAGCGCAAGTTCTGGCTCTACACCGCCGGCACGGACAACGACGACGAGCCCTACGGCCTCGGCCTCGGGCACTTCCTCTACTGGCCGGTACTGTTCAAGCGCAACGGCCTGCGGTTCTGGCTGATCTTCCTGGAGAAGTTCGGCATGCCGACGGCCAAGGGCACCTATCAGGCCGGCGCGACCTACGAGGAAAAGCAGCGGCTCCTCCAGGCGCTCTCGGCGATCACGACCGACTCGGGCGTCATCATCCCCGACGGCATGGCCATCGAGCTGATCGAGGCGGCGCGCTCCGGTACGGCGGACTACGAGTCCCTCGAGAAGCGCATGGACGATTCGATCAGCAAGATGGTCGTCGGTCACACCGGCGCGGCGGATGCGACACCTGGACGCCTCGGTGGCGAGAGCATGGCCGAGGAGGTGCGAAGCGACCTGGTGAAGGCCGACGCCGATGAGATGTGCTCGAGCTTCAATGCCGGGCCCGCGCGCTGGCTGACCGACTGGAATTACCCCGGTGCGGCCTACCCGCGCGTGTGGCGGCAGACAAAAGAGCCGACCGACTGGGTGAACATGTCGACGGCCATCTCGAACCTTGCCAAGGCGGGCTATCGCCCGACGCGCGCAAAGATGGAGGAGATGTTCGACACCGAGTTCGAGGACATCAAGTCCCAGGGCGCTCCCGGCGCCACGCCGCCTCCGGAGCCGCCGAGCGATCCAAGCGCCGCGCCGGCGCCGAGCTTCGCGGAGCACGCGCCGGAGGACCGGCTCGCGTCCCAGCTCGATCGGCGCGCGCAGCCGGTGGTCGACAAGTGGGTGCGCCAGATCCATGCGATCGCGGCGGACGCGACGAGCCTGCCAGATCTATCGCGCCGGCTGACCGCGGCCTTCTCCGAGCTCGACTCGAAGGAGTTCGCCGCAGTCATGAGCCACGCGCTGACGGTGGCGAACCTCCAGGGCCGCGCGGACGCTTCTGACGAGGCCGAGTAAGCCATGCGGATCGCGCTCGTCGACCTCGAACCGGAATGGCTGTTTAGTACCGGTGATCCTTCTTTCTATCGCCGAGTGGACTCCCTTGAGGAGGCGAATGGGATCTTCTTCGTCTGCCCGCTATGCTTCGAGCGCAATGGCCATAACCGTGTCGGCGTGCACGGCGTCATTTGCTGGGGGTGCGACGTCCCGCAGCGCGTGGCGCCGCGCCCCGGGCGCTGGAGGCTTCAGGGGACAGGCTTTCACGACTTGAGCCTTCAGAGCTGCCCCGGCAAGAGTCGGTCGGTCCTTCTTCTGGACGGCTGCCGCTGGCACGGATTCGTCACCGACGGCTGGGTAACCTGAGCAGTCCTCATGGCTAGCTACGGAAGCCTCCCGTTCCGCGAGCAGATCGCCTTCTTCCTGCGGAAGGTCAATGTCCCGACCGCGTCCTGGACGGATCTGTGGCAGGCCGACCACGACACCGGCTTCATGGTCGCCGGCGCCGCGAAGGCCGAGCTCCTCCAGGATCTGCGCGACGCGGTGGACAAGGCGATCCGCGACGGCACCACGCTCCAGGAGTTCCGCAAGGACTTCGACAAGATCGTCGCGCGCTACGGCTGGAGCTACACGGGCGGCCGGAACTGGCGCACGCGCGTGATCTACGAGACAAACCTGCGGACCAGCTACGCCGCCGGCCGCTATGCGCAGCTGAAGGCGAACACGAAGGCGTTCCCGTACTGGCGCTACAAGCACTCGCACCTGGACAAGGTGCCGCGCCCGCTGCACATCGCACATCCGCCGGAAGGCTGGAACGGCCTGGTGCTGCGCCATGACGATCCCTGGTGGGACACGCACTTCCCGCCGAACGGCTGGGGCTGCACCTGCTACGTCGAGGGCGTGAGCGAGCGCAAGCTGCGGCGCCTGGGGAAAGACGGTCCGGACGAGGCCCCACCGACGAAGATGCGCACGGTCACCGTCGGCACGCAGGGCCCGAGCCCGCGCACCGTTTCCGTCCCCGAAGGGATCGACCCGGGTTTCGGCTATGCGCCGGGTGCGACGGCATACAAGGAGACGCAGCGCGCGGTCGAGGAGATCCTGCAGCACGAGCTCGACCACGACTTCGCGACGGCGCTCGCCCGCTATCTTTCCTCGATGCCGAGCGCGCCGCCGGCGCCGTCCCTCCAGGAGCTCGGCGCCGGCGCGGCCGCGCGCCCGCAGGGCAAGCCGCCGCAGGACGGGGGCGGCTGATGGCCGGCGCGCGCATCGAGCTCCAGTACGTCGACGCCGGCGTCCAGGACGAGCTCAAGCGCCTCCTCGCTCGCCTGGAGGATCCGCAGCCCGCGCTCGCGGAGATCGGCCAGTACGGCGTGGAATCGACGCGTGAGCGCATCGAGAGCCAGAACGCCGACAATCCCATCGCCGCATGGGAACCGCTCACCGAGCGTTACCTCAAGAGCAAGCGCAAGCGCGAGCACCACCCCGACGAGATCCTGGTGCTCTACGGCTTCCTGGTCAGCACCTTTGCCTGGCAGGCGACGAAGGACACCGTCGAGTGGGGCAGCAACCAGGTGTACGCCGCCGCGCAGCAGTTCGGGCGCCCCGAGATCAACCTGCCGCCGCGGCCATTCCTCGGCGTCACCGAGCGCGACCGGACGGAGATCCTGGACATCCTCCACGCGTGGCTCTCCGACGCCGCCTGATCGCTGGCGCAAAAGTGTCCAGTCGAGCCTCTCAGATCGCCTGAGCCGGTTTCAGACCTACTGCCCCCCGTCCAGACAGGCGCTCGCGCCGCCTGCGGAAATTTAAACGCCATTTAAACGATTCAGGAGACTCCCCGACGGGCCGTTTTACGCCTCCCGAGGTGGGAACCCCCAAATCGGGCCCCGATTGCGCCGGGAGACGCCCGGCGCTATGCTCAGTTCCCCAGCCCGGCGCTGGCGCTCCTAATCAGGAAGCGTGACAGCCGGAGCCACCATCGCCCAGGCGCGTCCGCGCCTCGATGCTCCGGGCCGGATTCCCCTCCCCGCGACCCGCTTCCGAGATGGGAAGCGCCTTCCAACTTATGCCGCGCT